GATTTAATTGACTCTATGATGCCTGTAATTGCTAAAGAAGAATTTTCTGAACTAATTATTGAACAAAATATTTCTAAATTCCCAATTGTAGATACTATGGATCAAATTGAAAGTATTCTTGTACCCTCTGGAAATATGCCTAATGGAAATTTTGAATATCTCGGTGAATTAAATTATCTCGCAAGACCTGCTGCAAATACTGGAATTAAGAAACATCCTCTTCATGGTTCATTTGAAGTAAAACATGCTCCTGCTCATCTTTGTACAAGTCAAGTTGACGATAAATCAAAACTCTGTCTTGATGCTCATGGACAACCAAATCTTCTCATAACCAGAACAGAAAAATACGGAAAATATTTTAAGAATGTTATTGATCCCACAATTTTGCAATCTATGGAATCTGATTTAAGTAACTATTATATTGAACAATTTGAAGATAAGAATATCGGTATTTCTAGTAATTATGAAATTTTGAATGGAAACCCTAATGATGTTGATTCTCATCCCCTTGATATGCGTACTTCTGCTGGAATTCCTTGGTCTCAAACTGAAAATGGTCATTGTTATAAGAAAGAACATTTCACAAAAATGCTTCAAGATGAACAAGGAAATACCTACCGTGAATTTGATTTTGAAAACCCTGATACTGTTAAATTATTTGAAAGTATGAAAGAAACTGAAAGATTAGCTCTCCTTGGTTATCGAACTCTGTCTATTAATAAAGATTGTCTTAAAGATGAGTGTAGACCTCTTAGTAAAGTTGATAAACCTAGAATTTTCAAAAATGTACCCTTTGATAAAGTTATTTTGATTAAAAAGTATCTTGGTAAATTTAAGACTGAATGGACTAAAATGCAAGGTAAAATGTTTCATGCTGTTGGAATAAATGTTGTATCCCCTCAATGGGCAAAGTTATATCATGATTTGAAAGAAAAGAGTAACTTAGGATGTGATGCAGATTTCGGAACTTTTGATGGAAACCTTCGACCTGAATTTATGGATATGGCATGTAGAATTATTCGTAACACTATTAGTGCTAAAAATGGAAATGATACTGAAATTGATAAAATTATTGAAATATTATTAGATGAAAATGTAAGATCTGTATCTGTATCTGCTTTCACTGTGTATATGGATGAACATGGAAACCCTTCTGGATCCCCTATGACTACTGTAATGAATTGTATTGTTAACTTTTTGTATCATTGGTATTGTTTTATCAAAATTACTGGTTATTATGGATTAAATAAATTTCTTGACAATGTTACCATAAGAGCTTTTGGTGATGATATTGTGTATACTGCTGATCTAGCGCTCGGTTATAATTTTGCTAATGTTGCAAGAATTATGATCGATGAACTTGAACAGGACTATACCGACGCAACCAAGAGTTTAGATGGTGCTACGAAACCTATTGAAGAACTTTCTTTCTTAAAGAGGAAGTTTAAAGTAATTTCTCCAAGTATTGTATTTGCCCCTATTGAAACTGATTCTATTGAAATGCGTTTTAATTGGACTAATATTTCTCCTAATGATATAATGACTCATAAAGATTTAATTGAAGAAGGATTATTGGAAGCTGTTATGCATGGAACTGAATATTTCACACATTTTGCAACTTGTTTACAGAGGGGTATCCGTAAATGTGAACTTAGCCGGGATATTAAGGGTTTTTACCCTAAATACTCCGACTACTATCAAGACCTAATGAATAGATATCAATAAAACGTTCTTGGCCCCCTGTTAAAATTTGGAACTAAAGATTATCATGTCTTCTTCAACGAAAACTGTTAATTCAGGTACTAAGTACCACAACCAAACCGATACCCTCGTTAATGAACAACCTTCAAATGAGGCTCATGTATTACCTCATTCTCAACTTATCCAATCTGGGGAATCCAGTTTAGCTAATCAAGCTATTGACGTTTCTATGCCTCCTGGTGCCACTGACTCACGTTTCATACGTAAGTTAATGACACCTTCAGGTTTGAAACCAGTGATAATCCTTACTGATGAAGAAATACAACTAGATGTCCAACATGATTATGTTCCTGGAGTTTGTCTCCCAGAACAAGGTCATGTGTGGTCAGATAGATTTGAATCTACATCAGTAGGTGGTGATCCTGTCATTTCAGAATCTGTTGCGCTTTCTATGAGAACTGGATATTATATGTTACCTTTTAAATATTTTAATTCCCATATTTTAATTAGATTGATTTGTAAACCCGCTTTCTCTCAAGCTCAATCATTTTGGGTTTCAAGATCTTTTAATAAACTTAATTTTTCAACAAGTAGACATATAAGTGAAATTGGTTTTTCATGGTTCCCTTCTAAAGCTAATGAAATTTTTGTTTTAATGCCTTGGTCAAATCCTAATTATATTGCGTCTACTGAATCAGAACTATCAGATTCTTTTGGTTTTATTAATGTTAAGAATATTTCAGAACTTGTTACTTCCACAGGAAACGATACACCATTGTCTATTTCATATTATTTTGCGCCCTATAAAATGTATACTTATGTTCCTCAACCAGTTACAACAGAACCTCCACCTATTTCTTCGGGTGCAATTACACTTGCTTCTACTGGAGCAACTTACCCTGCATCTACAATCACATTAGGAAATATTGAAGTTTTAGAACCTACATATATATGTGGTAGGGAATTTGGAACAAATTCAGATGCAAAATCACATGATCTTACTTTACAAATTGATTCAACAACTGTAGGTAGACTTTATTATTTCACAGAAGCTTCTACAAATTTAAGTGGTTATGGCGCTTCTACCCCTGTTTTATTCCAACCTGGAACTTATCCTGTTACTTTAATTTTCAATTTCTCTGCACGTTTAGGTACTAATCTTGGAATAAATTGGTTTAATATAGGTAACCAACCACCTGTCTTTACTGCTGCTCTTAAAGGAATATTGCAGATAGATTCATCTCCTCAAATAAAAGAAATTCCGAGGGATGAATATATTGATTCGGTAAATTTTGAAAATCTCCCACCTTTCATTGAAATTAACTCTTCTATTACCAATCCTATTTCTAAAATTGCAAATGGCTTTAATATACTTCCAAAACCTTTTAAAACTACTTTTAAAACATGTGTTATTTCTCAAGATCCAGATATTATTAAATATACTTTACTTTCTAACGATGACAAAATTATTTTTATTACTTATGCTAAATCTAAAAATCTTGCTAAATTAAATGGTTATAAAGCTATTCTTAAACATTATGAATCTCAAATTACTCAAGGACAAGAACAAATATTTGAATATCAGTATAATCCAAATTCAACTAAAGCACAGAAAACCTATGGACAAATGTTCGATCATAGTCCTAGAGAAGATCATCATCTTATGTTTTTACAACAAATTGTTGTTTCATCTACAAATAAATATCAATTATTTAATTTTACACTTAATTTATCTACTGTAGCTGCAACTTACCCTTATATTAATACAAGAGAATATTTAAGACATTATCTCAAATCACATATGCCTTTAATTGTAATTAAATCAAATAAGAATCCTTTCTCCAATCTTTTATGTCGTTTAGTACAAGGAACATATTCAAATTA